TTAGGTCGCTGAGTTGACGTAAACTTTTACTGCATTCACATCAACCAAGTTACCGCCAGAACGCTGCCAGCCGCAGAAACCTACTTGGTTATTTAGCGCGAATGCAGAGTCGTCAAAGCGTTTGATCATGGTTGAATTAGCCACATCACGGATGATGTAGCTGCTGAAATCACCGAATGCGATTGATTTTGCATTGGCAGCCATCACAGCAACATCATCATTAGTTAAAACCGGGAAGCCAAGTAATGTATCAGGAGAGCCTTCTGTAACGGAGGGAACCCAAATTGGACGGCCTGTTGTATCTTTGATTTTTGATACCACAGCAATACTCAAGTCATTCAACATGAATTTAGCATTCTGACGATATGCACGATTTACTGAATGTTTAAGATCAACCAAGTCATCATAAGTAACAGTTAATGTTTGACCGGTTGTACCTGTTTTACCAACACCAGCACGAGGGATTACACCATCAGGCAATGTTGTACCAGCACCTGTTGTAAAGTGGGTATTTTGAATGCGAGCGATACGTGTAGCTAGGCGTTTAACTACAAAATCAATCACATCAATTGCTGAGTCTTGAATCAACTCTAATGGCAGTGCAATTTTCAATGAAGTGTAATTAAATACATTCAGATTTGCAGCGCCAAAAGTGATATCACCACCGCCAGCAGGGCCGTTTTGTGCAACGATTGCACCAACTTCAGTAGTGCCGTCACTTGTTGGATAGCTCCAGTTCTGACCATTCTCTGTGGTAATGATTTGTGCCACATCACGCATACCACCGTATGCTTTCAGCCTGTCAATTACCATTGATGCTACTTGTGCAGGGACCGTATAGCCACCCTCACCTGGGGTAGTGGTAGACATTGCATTGCGTATCGCTAAAGCCTGCTCAGCTGACACGTTATTACCAAAGCGCATATAAAGTGCGACCGCAGTTAAGGCGTCGATGGTCATATCACCATCTTTTTTAGCTGGCGTATTACCAGCAGCATTAAAGAAGTCATCAGCTTCTAAAGCGCGCATTTTCTCAGCGGCTTTTACCTGATTTTTTAATGCTTCAATTTCGTTGGTGTATCCGTCAAAAGTAGCTTGCTCTTCTTTTGTCCAGGTCTGATCACCCTTATCGGCAAGCAGTTTGTTAGCTAAATTGGCGAGGTTACTAATTTTCTCGCGCATGGCTTGAATGTTGTTCATACCGTTTCCTTAAAATGAAAAAACCCGCGTGAGCGGGCTGGTGTTTGAGGTAAACGACCTCATGCGTTTTTATGCGCGAGAGCGCTATAAAGCGGTTAGCAATTGCAGTTTATTTTTATTAGCAGCAGACATAAAAAAACCAGCCGGAGCTGGTTCTGTCTTTTCTACGATCAATTCGTTTGCAGTTGGCTTATCTGTTGGGTTTAAATGTTCTTTTTGCAGCAAAGCTTGTGGTGTTTTATCAAAAGCAGCTAGGTTCCATGTATTTTTAGCAGTGTTTTTCGATGTTTTATCTTGCTTAATGCTATCAATAAAGCCGTTATCTAGCGCCTCTTGCGCGGTAAACCATGTTTCTGCATCCATCATATCTATGATTTCAGCAGCGTCTTTACCCGTTTTTTTGGTGTAATCAGCAACAATAGAACCTTCAATTTTCTCTAAAAGGTCGGCAGTTTCACGTAAGGCAGTTTTATCACCCCAAGCTAACCCGCTCGCGTTGTGGATCATAAAGAACGCACCGTCTGACATTTCTACCGTATCGCAAGCCAGCGCAATATTTGTTGCAGCACTGGCACACAAGCTATCAATATGCGCGATAGTTTTGCCTTTAAAGCGCTGAATTTCAGCCATGATGGCGCGACCTTCAAATACGCTGCCACCAGGACTATTGATATAAACATTGAGCGTTTCAGCATCACCAGCATGAGCGATTGCATCGGCTACACTTAGCGCAGAAACGCCCCAGTACGCATCAATCACATCATAAATATACAAACTAGCTTCATTTGCATTTTTAATCAGGTTAACTGGTGTTTTTTCACGCGCTGCATTATCGCGATAAAGTTGCATGATTTTATTCATTTTCCTAGCCTTTAGTTACTCTTTAGGTTTAGCTTGTAATGTACGTGGGTCAAAAATTTCATCAGAAGCCCCACCTTTAGGTGCAAGCCCTTTTGTTTTTCTCACTTCATCAACTGACATCCAGCCTTGCCCTGCGCCTGGGCCACCCAATGCAGCACGGTAATAAGCTGCTTGTGCAGCGCTATCGCCTTCAATGAGAGCTTCGCGGTCAAACTGAATAATCTTGCTGGCAGCACGCGGAAATAATTTACGGTTAAGTTCTTGCTCGATACGCACCAAGTGCGGCTGTAGCGTGTAAGTTACAAACGCACGGCTCATGGCTTCAATACCGCTACCCCAACTGGTGCTTGCACTTGTCTCACCAATCATATGTGGCGGCACGCCAAATGCACGGGCAATATCCACTACCTGAAACTTACGCGCCTCAAGCAGCTGAGAGTCCTCAGCGTTTAAGCTAATCTCTTTAGCAGTCACACCTTCAGTCAACACCAAAGGTAAGCGATGAGCGTTATCAATGCCAGAGTATTTCTGAACAAACGCATCACGCAAATCTTTTGCCTGATCAGGGCCCATTTTATGAGCTGCTTGCAAAATAATGGATGGGTGAGCTCCATTGGCAAAGAATTTACCGGAGTATTCATCCATTGCCATCGCATTACCTACAGCAGATCGTGCAGCATGGCTAATTACACTCATGGACTTAAGCCCATCAAAACCAAAACTAGGAAAATGCAATACGTCTGCAGGGTCCAGCCAGGTAGTAATGTTGTAATCTGGCAGATTAATATAATAGCGAACGCTGCCGTCCTTTTGCCTACTAGGTAAAACACTAGACCACGGCATTGGCAATATCTCTTTAATGCCGCCTGTAATAGTTCTACGTATCCATGCAAACGCATCACCACGTAGCAATTGCGAGGCACTTACACCTTCCCAATAACTTGCTGCAGTAAATTGCTCAGTAGGTTGTTCATTCAGCTTATACCAAAGGTCATCACGCGGCTGACGGGCTTTAATGTCGCCATCAGTTTTATAAATATGCAGCGGCAATGTAGAGATTGCACCAGCAATTTTATTGACGCACGCATAAACAGCTGCAACACGCATTGCTGATGCTGGCGTCACATTCATACCTGATGCAGATGGATTAACGCCAAAAGCTTCGTAAATATCCTGACCATAACTAGCAGAATTGTTATAATTGGGCGCAGGAGAACGCAAAGCCTCACGCTCACGCTTCCAGTTAGTCAAAATAACACTACCCTTTTGACCAACCATATCTGCGTCATACCAATTTGAGGTTTGTGTCATAAATTTACCTATAAAACAACGAAGCCCTGCGTAATTTGCGAGACAGCAGCACCACTTAACGAGGTGCCGGCCGCCATAATCGCCGCAACAATCCCATCCACACGACCAGTTGCTCTTTCTTTTGTAACCTTCCTGTTGCCAGCAGGGTCAGTGTCAATTACCGCATTGGCTGCACACCAAGTTAATACTGGATTTGCATCGTGCTTTACCAGCTGATCAACCAGCACGCGCTCAAGTTCATCGACCGCTGGGGCCATATCTTTGAAACCTTGACCAAACGGTTTGAGTGGCGCAAGTATTGAACCTTCCTGCTCAATTTGAGCTTTCAAATCCTCAATACGCCAACGGTCATAAGCAATCTCTTGAATGTCGTAAGTTGCCGACAGCTCAATTAACTTATGCAACACAGCTAGTTTGTTTATGGCCCTACCAGGCAGCGCGTTTAAAAAGCCAGATGTTACCCATGCACGATAAGGCACTCTGTCTTTATCTTCTTTTTCAGTCAGCCCATCAGCTGGTATCCAGAAAAATGGCTTAATTCTCCAAAATTTATCATTAAAAGTAGGCTCAAACAGCAATACAAACGCTGTTAAATCTTGAGTGCTTGAGAGGTCTAATCCACCCCAGCACGGCCTATTAAGTAGCAATGACTCATCAAATTCAGGCTCAGGTGCACAACCAAACCAAACTTCACTGCCAATCCATGGGTTTTCAGCCTCAGTCCACTGACAAAAATTAAGCCTGCGAACAATCGCCTCTTTACTCGGCATGCCTCGTGCAGATGTCACTTGCTCGCGCAAATACTTAATGCCTGGTATTCCATGTTTCAAACTTGGGTTAGCCTTGTACCAACTCTTTTCATCTTTAAAAGGGTCATCGCCCTCATCTACTGCGCAGACATAGCCAAAAATACTGTCATCCACCAATGAGCCTGCGCAAACCTTGTTCACATAGTCATGGTAATGCCAGCACACCGTAGTTTTATTAGCGCCTGAGTTTGTGATCATCACAATCAGCGCTTGGCGGCGGCTCTTTGTACCAGCCCGCATCATCTCAACTACCGTTGGCGTTTTATGCTCATGAATCTCATCGAGCAGCGCAATGTGTGGACGTGGCCCTGACTGGCCATCATCAGCACTTACCGGCCTAAAGAAACTACCTGTTTTGTGATACGCAAGATTCCAAACACTTTGACCGGTACCGGACTTTACTAACCGCTCAGCCAACGCTGGTGATTGGTCAACCATTGCCACGGCATCACGAAACAAAATCATTGCCTGGTCTTTTTTGGTTGCTGCAGCATATATCTCAGCACGCGGCTCATTGTCCGCCATCATTCCGTATAGACCAATGCCAGCCGCTAACGGGCTCTTACCAGAACCCTTTGCGGTTTCAATGTAAGCAACCCTAAATCTGCGGTAGCCATCATCAATATTCTTCCAACCAAACAGCGAGCCAACAATAAAGCACTGCCAATCAAGCAACTCATAAGGCAAGCCTTCATACTCACCGCCATTGAGTCGCAATACATCGCGATAAAAACCAATCGCACGATTAGCTGCTTCAAGGTCGAAAAAAAAGCCGCGAGAAGCGGCTTGTTCTAAATCATTTAAGTGTCTTTGGCATGCATCACGGACATGCGGACCAGCTACAGTCTTACCAGATACAACGCTTTTTGCATAAGCGGTTACTGGGTCAGAAATACGCTTTCGCTGGGTCGGGTTTTTCGTTGCCAAATAAATCACCTTGCGGTTGTATTGCGATACGGGTACGTGCAGCAGGGCTCATGCCAAACTGCTGAAACACCGCCATCGCTTGTTTGAAATACATGCTCTGCGCGATTAACTTCTGACTAAGTGACTCACCGCCCTTTGAACCGTAAACAGTAAATTCACTTCCAATTTCTAGCGTTAATTTACGGTAGTTTGAAATCGCAACACATCCAGCTTCAAGCGCTGGGATATCAAGCTCAGTCAATACTTTTGCAGCTCTCAGTTTCGGTGCAATTTCATCCCAGATTTGCTTAACACTTTCAGGTAGCCAATCTGGCGCGGTTAGATCATTCAGGTACGCTGGGTCTGGCTCATGATTATCTAACGAGCGCTTACCCTTGTTACCTTCAACAAGTTTTAAGTGGGTTGGTTTTTTCGGTCTCATTTTGATGAAGGATTAGCTTAACTGGTTCATCACCAACTAATACCCCCCCTATCGAGTTATGCGGTTATGCAAAAAAAGGGGGGCAATCGGTCTAGAAGCTAAAAGTTGTAGACTTTTACCGCCCCTCCCTATTCATTTACGTGTTCCAGTGATGCTTCTTATCAACCGGAACACCACTGATATCACATCCAGCTTCTACACCAGACTTCTCTAGTCGCTGCTTAAAGCTACTATGGCAATTAGTACAAAGACTTTGCCAGTTCTCACTATCCCAAAACAGCTTCATGTCACCACGGTGCGCCACGATATGGTCAACCACATCAGCGACAACAACATAGCCACGCTTGGCACAATCAACACATAGCGGATGTTTTTTTAAATAAGATTCACGTGCCTTCTGCCATTTATACCCATAACCCCTTTTGGATGAGGATTCACGTTGGTTTTGCATAGATGACAGGCAATAAAAAAGCCCACTCTCGGTGGGCTTGGATGCAGTAATGCACAGATTAGCCAAAACTATACAAAAAAGTCTAAATGGCTGTCAAGCATATTTTTTAATTTTATTTAAATTAATTTCTGAGCTAGGTATTTTTAACCCACAAGACAGATCATTCAGCCATCCAAGAATCAGGTTATGAGCGATATCAACTTTGTTGTAATACGTCTGTTTGCTACAACCTATGCCGCTTATCTTGGCAGCAACGCTTAAGTCATTACGGCGATAGTGTGCATAGATCACAGCATACAACTCTGGGCGCTCAACATTCAATGCTTGCACGCAAGAGTCAATCTCAATGGCACCCTCATTCAACTCTGGAGTGTAGTCAGTATCGCTAGTGCTAGGCGCCTGGTTAAGAAAGGCTGATTGCTTTGACCAACCAACACCTCCATCTAACCCACGATCTGCCCAATGCGCCCAGTTACACATTCTTGAAACTAAATAGCTATCTAGCGCCATCCCTAACCCCTCTCACTAAACCATTTGCAACGATGCCCAACATTAGGCACACCCTTTTGAAACTGATTACGACTATCACCACAAAGACTTTTATTTAAAACTTCTTGATAAGCCCCGCAGGCTCTACAACCTAACGCATTCATCTGATCATATTCAACGATGTTTGCTGGGTCGCCATACATGTGAGCAGGCAATGCATTACTGTTCATCACTTCCCCTTACTACCACTAACGTTGATAACAGACTTGCAACTCAAAAAACTAACTGGAAACTCTTTCATCACTTGAGGCTTCACCCCAAAGGTCACTACCACACCGTTTACAATCTCTTCCGCATAAATGGCTGGCCTGCCCTTCATTGACTGCCTAATTTGTGCATTCACAAGCTCAGTACCAAACACCTCACGCAGCTCATCAATCGCTTGCGCTGTGGCTGGCATAGACTCTCTCAAGCTTGCCACTAGGCTGCACCCCTCAAGCCAATACCCAATGAATTTTTTAACCTGGTACGGTAATCACTCATGCTCTCACCAGCCCTTGCAGCTATGCCAACCTCACGGCCCTTTGCTATCACACCTTCATCGGTCATTAGCCAGCTGTTGTCTGTTTTTGGTTTAAGCTCATTGCGGATAATTGCATCCAGGTAACCAGCTGCAATCTTTTCAGGCCAAGGTTTGTTCTGTCTGGCAAGCTGCACGCATTGGTCAATGAGCTCGTTAGGAATTTTTTCAGCAACCCATTTGAGCAAAATTGGATTAATGCTGGTAACTGCAACGTTCAATTTAATCAAACGACACGCAAGCAACCCTTCAGGCTTAGCAGAAGTTTGATTTGCTAACGGAGCTTTCTCGCGCGGTGTTGTTTCTTGATGGTTATTGATGGTTAATGATGGTTGGTGTGACATAGCTATGTCACCCGTAAGTGCATCATTTGTCACCCCAATGGTCGGATTTGTCACCCCAACTGCATCATTTGTCACCCCAATGTCGGGTGTAATTTGGGGTGACAACTTGTCACCCTTAATCCAACTCTCACTAATTTTGTAGGAGTTAGCTACACCACGAATTGAGTTACCAGAACTCACACGCACTAACCAACCAATATTGACAAACTTCTGAAGCAATCTAATGACTGTACGCTCGCTAATTCTGGCCTTTTTTGCTAGGTTCTCATGCCCAGGGTAAATATGCGTGCCATCATCGTGAGCGTGATCTGCCAGCGCCAGTGCAAGCACTAAATCATTACCCGCATAGGGGAACCTCTCAAACACCATACTCATAATTTTTACTGACATTTTTTAATCAACCTCCACACCAAATAATCAATTTTTTAACGGAAATTGCGCCGCCAAATTTCCGATTTTTTTGCCTACTCATACGCATTCCTGAAGTTCTCAAAACGCATTAAATGCGGCACAAATGTTGTTCTAACCATACCTATTGGCCCGTTACGCTGCTTAGCAACAATTAGCTCTGCTGTGCCTTTATCTGGCGTGTCAGGGTGGTAAACTTCATCACGGTAGATAAAGAAAATATTGTCAGCATCCTGCTCTAAACCACCGCTATCACGCAGATCACTCATGACAGGTCGTTTATTAGGGCGCTGCTCAAGGCCACGGTTTAGCTGAGCCAAGGCAATAATTGGTATGTGTAGCTCTTTAGCAAGTAGCTTTAATGCGCGGGAAATATCGGCCATTTCATTGGCCCGGCTATCATTGCCAGTGGTGGCAATCAAACCAATGTAATCAATCACAATCAGGTGAAGCTCACCCTTTAGCTCACGATGTAAACGCCGTGCACGGGCGCGAATATCATTCACATTCAACGTGCTCTCTTCATCTAGGTAGATGCCAGCGTCTTTTAAGTCATGCACAGCCTTAGTGATTAAAGACCACTCATCATCATTCACACGCCCAATGCTAACGCGCTGAGCAGGCAAACGCGCCACACTAGATAGCAACCTCATACCTAGCTGGTTATTAATCATTTCAAGGCTGAATACAGCAGCATTCTTGACTTGCTTAAGCGCAACGTTCTCAACGATATTTAGCGCCAGAGAGGTCTTACCCATACTAGGGCGCGCCGCGATGATATTAAGCTCACCAGGCTGCATGCCTGTCGTCAACTTGTCTAAATCATCAATACCGGTGCGCAAGCCAGTGACATCATCATGACTCTCGCGCATATACATTTCATCAATCTTATCGATGACAGAAACCATCACATCACCAACTTTTTGCATAGTGTTATTAGCGCGGTTTAAACTATCCCCAACGGTCATCCAGCGACTTTGTGCAAAGTCCAATAAATCCCTTGCGGTTAATCCATCGCGCTTGCTTATTTTTTCGGAAATTTCGGCGGAAATTGCGCCCATTTTGCGCATAAGCGAGTAATCTCGCACAATCTCTGCATATCGATACACATTCGCAGCACTTGGCGTATTTTGAATGATATTAATCAGATAAGGTAAACCACCAGCATCATCAAGTAATTTGTGACGATCTAAGAACTCACCAACAGTCACAACATCAACCGGCTTTGATTCTTCCATCAGCCTGCTAATCGCACGAAAAATCATGCGGTGCTCACGCGGGTAAAAGTCATACTCGGTAATCACGCCAACCAGCTTGTCATAAGCAGTGTTGTCGATAAAAATACCGCCAATTACACTCTGCTCTGCCTCTTCGTTATACAAAGGCTTTATATCGTTATCACTAGCCATTTAGCGCACTACCCGCTTAACGCCTGCTTTAAACTCAAGCAACCTAGCAATCACTTCATCAACTTCCACTGATAAAGCGTCATATTCTTTATTGGTATAGTTACCATCGGCATAAGCTGATTGAAACGCTGACGCCACATCACCAAGCTCTTTGGTGGTACCCATAAACAAATCAAGCAACCCAAGGTCACTCTCAGGCACATCAGGAACCTTCATAAAGACACCGCCAGCTTTAGCTGCAAAGTATTCAGCTGCATCCTGGTTGCGGTTGGCAAAGTCCAGCATCATTTCAAACTCTTCAATGTTTAAATGATGCGTTTCACTGTTAGGGTTAAGCTTGTTGCGTAATACAACATCACCCCGTGCCATTAGGCTAGCTAAGCCTGCAACTGATCCTGGAAACTCATGGCCAACTCGATAAGCTAAGTGTTTGATAGTCAACGTTCGTACTCCCGATTAAAAAACGTATTTATACTTTTAAATCAATAACATAATTTCACACATACCAACTCAACACGCAAAAAAAAGCCCCAAGCAGCGTGGCGCTACAAGGGGCAAGCGGGAGAACAATATGCAAGGAAATACGACTGTTGAAAAACACCAGAACAATCAACTGGTAAAACACTGTATACATGTGCAGAAACGATCATGCTGCACTCCGCATGTGCTCAGGCAAACCGTCTTGAGGATGAGGGTAAATATCAGGACGCAACTGATGTGGTGTAACTTGCCAATCAACCGCTTTACAAGCTTTAATTACATGCCTCTCAGGAATCCCATTAACGGTAACATTCAACCAATTCCAAACATGAGCTTGCTTAATAGGCTCTTCACCAGTTGCCAAAGCATCAGCAAGACTTTGTTGTTTTCCACCAAGCAACTCAATAATTTTTTCGAGATATATTTTCATGTTGTCGACCATTTTACAAGTCTACTTGTATTTAAGTCAACAAGTTTAATTGTTTGATTAATTACAATCAAAATTGTATTGTGAGCTCATTATGAATACATACGCATCAAGGCTTAAGCTAGCAAGAAAACATGCGGGATTGACTCAATCCCAGCTTACGGAACTATGTGGCAATGTCTTTACTCAGCAAAATCTTTCATTGCTTGAAAAGACAGATGGGAAAGGTTCAAAATTTACCTTGCAAATTGCAAATGCATGTGGAGTTAACCCAGATTGGCTAGCAACTGGATTTGGTGATATGTTAGAACAAACACCTGTATTCTCTAGACAAGTGAGTCAAAAGCTAGGTGACTACAACGTAAAAGTAGGAAACACAATTAAAGGAAAGTGCCCAGTGATATCTTGGGTTAGAGCTGGCGACATGTGTGCACCAGAACATGTTTTTAGTTTTAATGACGCCGAAGAGTGGAGAGAATGTCCAGTACCTCATAGCAGTAGCACTTTCGTTTTAGTAGTAATTGGGGACAGCATGCATCCAGAATATATTGAAGGCTGGGACATATTTGTAGATCCAACAATTCAACCAAATCACAACGATGATGTTATTGCTAGAGATGAAACAGGGAAAGCAACTTTCAAACGCCTGCAAATCACACCAGAAGGACGATACCTTTTAGCACTAAACCCAGAACATCCTGAAAGAAAAATTAAAGTGCCAGAAGGAACCACAATCTGCGGTGTAGTTATTTACTCAGGAAAAAAAAGAAGGTAATACACAGAAATGAAAGAAGATGAACTGCAAGGGGTTGTTGCTTTTGCCGCTATTGTAGGCGGCATTTTTTGGTGGATTTTCAGCATTAAAACAGGCGCCATTGCCGCATTAATTACATTAGCTACAGTTCTTTACATTTTATACCGAGCTAAAAATGAAGAACAAACACTCCCGCCTATCAGCCTAACAAATGGGAAAAACTACTGGCTGAATATTAAAGACATAAATACCAGCCAGTTAGATATTGAATCCAATGCTGGCGCATACAAAGATATGTTCAACTTTGAAGCTGTTGGTGAATCAAACTATCAGAAAGCCCTTACATCCCTCATGCCCAATGACGGGAAAATAGAAGATAAACACAAGGCGTATTTTATTGCAAATCTGATTCTTGAAGATGATAACAAGTTTGATAAGAACGCAATTGCAGTTGAAATACTTGGCCTAAAAGTTGGCTACATTCCAAAAGAAGAAAACAAACAACTAAGAAAGCAGCTGAAAACGATCAGCAAGAACAGGTCATCTTTCAGCTGCGCTGCTAGCATTATAGGTGGCAACAATAAAAGCTACGGCGTTTGGTTAGATATATAAACCAAATAGACAGGCAAGCTACTAATTAATAAATAACAATACATTTCTTTCACATATAATAATATTTTATGCCTAAAATTGATAACTCAATCATGTCCAATATCGACGTATTCCACTTTGATGATGATAAAGAAAACTTTGAAACCTTTGCGCTACAAAACGGATTCAGGTACTGGCTAGCCTCAGACCTAGCTGCAATGCTTGGATATCAAGACACAGATGCCACAAAAAAAGCTATCAACAAAGCCATGACTGTATGCATGACGCTTAATATCCCAGTTGCTGAAAATTTTGCACAAATAGCAACCGATGCAGATAAAAATGATTTCAAGCTATCAAGATTTGCATGCTACTTAACCGTGATGAACGGCGATGTTAGAAATGAAAAAGTTGCAAAAGCACAAGCATACTTTGTAGGTCTAGCAGAAGCCTTTCAAGAACATTTTCAACAATCAGAATCTGTAGAACGCGTATTAATTCGTGGAGAAGTTTCTGAGCGCGAGAAAACGCTAAGCGCAACAGCCAGCCAGCACGGTGTTATTAACTACCCACTTTTCCAAAATGCCGGCTACAGAGGCATGTATAACATGAATCTAGGAAAACTAAAGTCATTTAAAGGGCTACAAGACGGCTCTTTACTAGACTTTATGGGGAAAGAGGAATTAGCTGCTAATTTATTTAGAATCACACAAACAGAATCAAAAATTAAAAAAGAAGGCATCAAAGGACAGTCAAACCTTGAAAGAACAGCCGAGGGTGTTGGTAGAGACGTAAGAAACACCATGATAAAAATTAGCGGGACCACCCCTGAAAGCCTGCCTCTTGAAAATGACATTAAAAAGGTTAAAAAAGGCATCAAAGTTACACACAAAGAGCTCACAAAGCTTGATAAAAAATAAATAACTCAAGAAATATAAAAAACCCGCCTCTGAGCGGGTTTTTTTACGCCCATCCAGTTATACGCTTAATTCGTATTACTCACCAACCGCCCATCGAGGCGGTTTTTTGTTACTTAAACTCCATACAATTAAAATACAATTAAACTTGTTGACATAAATACAAGTTAGCTTGTATATTATTTCAAACGCCACACCTAAACCGTAATTTAGGAGTTTGAAAATGCCAGCAACAGCAGACTTACAAACAGCATTTAATACCTCACAACTCCCTAGGTTGGGCTACACGTTTGAACGCGCCATGCAGAGTAAAGCATTGGTGACTTGTTTAACTAGGCTGGCACAACGCAAAACACCGCAGCAGCCAATACCAAAAAATTCGCGGAAAAATGCCGCGCAAACTTACTGGTACAACAAAGATTAAGGTAAACACCATGCAAACAGAAATGAAAGCAGCCATCAATACAGATTTATTTGTCACCGTACCAGAGACAACACTGCCATGCGGCATCGTAGTGCCAGCATTCATGGTTGGAAAGTACGCCACCAGCCAATCAGATGATGGCAAAGCAATCATCGTGGCAGACCGTAAGCCGTGGACAAACATCAACTACCACAACGCCAATGCAGCATGCATTGAAGCTGGCTACCAGATGATTACAGAAACACAGTGGCTAGCTATTGCGCATAACGTAGCTAACGTGGATGCCAATTGGACAAAAGGAAAAGTAGGCGAAGGCAAACTATTCCGAGGCATACGCGAAGGCAACGTTTCATCAGCACAAGCTGGTGATTTTGAGCCTACCGATAAGAAAGAGCGCCGCTGGCTAACCCTAAGCAATGGTGAACAAATCTGCGACCTAAATGGCAATGTCTTTTCATGGGTATTTGACGACCTACACGGCGATGAAAAAGGCGTTATCAACAAATCATTTGACACCACAGACCCATCAATATCAACAGCACCCTACCCTACCCTAGAAAAAGGCATGGGCTGGCGACCAAACTACGAAACATCATGGTCTGGCGTTGCGCTCGTCCGAGGCGGCTACTGGCTCTCGGGCGACCGCGCAGGCGTGTTCCGTCTCAGCAGCGGCTGGCCCGTCGACGACTACGGCGGCGTCGGCTTCCGCTGCACCAAGAGTCTCTAGTCACTTGCCACCTATCCAGCACGCTGTGTAACGGCGGGCTGGTTTAACTGAAAGGTTAATCATGAATTTACAAATTGCAGAAAACACGAATATTCGCACCGTTCAAACCATTATTGACGAAGCAAAAGCGCTTGGCCTTCGTGTGGTGCATAAACCTGAACCAAAGCCAAGCAACGTGGTATCGCTTGAAGCACATCGCCAAATGATGGCTAGCGTTAGTGCAGAGCGTGCTTAATCATGGTTGAGTTTATCAAAACACACTACTTAGCAATTGCAATGACTGCCTTTGCACTTGGGTACCTTGCTTCATGGGTCAGTCATGGCAAGTTGATTCAAAGAATCAGATATACCCATTACTACATGAACCACGGTCATCACACACTTAAAAATGCATGGAATTACGCAGGGAGAACAATATGAGCTCAGTAATCTTAAATTCAAAAAGATTATCAATAGGATTAAACAATTCAAAAATGGACTTATCCACATGGACGGTGGAAGGTAAAGATTATGTCAATTCCTTAATTAGCATATGGGCTGGTGATGCTCACTGGCAAGCAGACTTAGATGCAGATAAAGCACAAGCGATTATCGATCTACTACACCTGCATATTGCCAATATTAAAGCCAACGAGCTTGAAGTTTTAGCATTGCAAACAAAGGCAGCAGCATGACCGCACTCATCATCTTCGGCAGCACGTTTATTTTAGTGTTCGCGCTGGGATTCCAAAGCCTAAACGTAAACAACGGCCATTACAAAGCTGCGTTCTTTACCAGCTTTGCTATTGCGCTATCTAACTTAGTGCTATTTAAAACAGTACCACAAGCCGGAGCAATGGAAATAGCCGCCTACTTAACATCTGGCCCATTTGCCATCATTGCAAGTATGTGGGCGCATAAACGCTGGGTGAAGAAATGAAAAAGCCACGTAAAAAATATAGACCAAAACCATGTGGCGACACTAGAAGCATCCGTCTATTAGCCATGAAAGAAGACTTTGACGAAATTGAAGGTGTATTTCGCCAGCTAAAAACAGGTGATCTGATAGAAGCAAAAGACCCTAAAAATGGAGAGTGGGTGCTGGTATATAAAAAGGCAGACGGCACGATCTGCTACTTGCTAAAAGTGGCAACAGAATGGGTGAACTTCTTTGCAGAGTTAGCAACGCACTACATGCCAGATTACAACGACAAGCCAATGCGCAAGCTGCTTACAAAACTACGCATCGGACAAACACTTGATATGCAAACCGTACTAGATGCTGAGAAGGTACTTGATGTGCAGCGTAGATTGTTTTTGATAGCTGATGCGAAGGTTTACAACGCGATTGGCTCAAAACATGTAGATGACTTTTACGAGTTTTCAGATCGTGGCGAAAAGCTTGCAGCATGACCAAATCGCTCAACAAAATAGCCAAGAGGCGCACCTGGACGGATGAAGACAAACGCATGATCGCCCTACTTTATCCATGCAGCAATACAGAGGCATTAGCAAAGCTATTTAATGCCAACAAGTGCCAGGTATTCAATATTGCAGGCAAGGTAAATGTAGCTAAGTCACAGTGGTTTAAAGACAGCCCAATGTCTGGCAGCTTAAAGCACGACAACAACGCTGGCAAAGCTTTTAGATTTAAAAAAGGCCAAGTACCGCCAAACAAAGGTAAAAAAATAACCCCGCATCCAAATGCAATTAAAACGCAATTTAAGCCAGGGCAAGCATCACCCAACCGCAAACCTGTTGGCACTTACAGAATAGTTGAAGACGGCTATTTAGAAGTAAAAATGGCAGATGGCCCGCGCCAATGGAAATCTGTAAGCAGATTGGTTTGGGAGCGATGTAACGGCAAGATTCCAGACGGACACATGATCGCTTTCATTGATGGCAACAAGCTAAATGTAGAGATCACAAACTTAAGGTTGATGAACAAAGCAGAAAACGCGCATCGCAACCACCCCAAGAAATACGGCAAAGAGTTTGCCCAGGTAGCACAGTTAAAAGGCGCCATTACTCGGCAAATTAACAAACAAAGGAAAGAACATGAACAACGACATTCAAGCACTCAGATCACACCTGTTTAACACTTTGACGGCCCTACAAGATAAAGATAACCCAATGGATATTGATAGAGCCAGAGCAATTTGCCAGGTAGGTGATGTGATTGTAGATACAGCTAAAGCTGAAATTGATTTCATGCGCGTTAACGGCAGTATCGAAACACAGTTCTTTCAGAAACCAACACCGCCAGCACAAATTTCAGCACCAGCTGCTAAACAGGCAATTGAGCAAAAACCCACGGGAAAAAACCGCGCAACAATAATAGTTGAAGGCAACGTGACAACTCACATAGCCAAGTAAGCGAGAAAACAATGGACATATTAATAAAACACATACCAACTGGATCATCTGTCGAATTGGGCGGAGATACACAAAAACGCAGGCTCTACCTTGGCGAGATTAGCAATGGCTACGGCATGCTATGGAAAAGTAAAGAAGACTATGAAAACAAAAAATCATGGCAAGTAATGGCAGCAGAATCATCACGAGTAAAGAACGTAAAACTCCCAGAAGGCTTTGATATTGAAAACATGGCCGACTGCATTAGAGACAAATTTGTCACAAATTAACCGCAGCAAGTAAACCATAAGCAGTATTTAACCACTAGGAGAAATCATGAACACTATCACGGACCATAAAGAGATTGGCTTATATCCAAAGTATAAAGTAACTAGGACTGACGGACAAAGCGCACCAGGACAAAAGCACGAGAACTCTGAATACTTTGTGCTTAACCTAACAACAGACAAGCACGCCATTCCTGCAATCAACGCTTACGCAAAATCATGCGAGAAAGAATACCCACTACTTGCAGATGATTTACGCACGATTGTACGCAGCAATATGCAGGCAAATGATGAGTTTGTAACAGTGCCTGAAACTACCCTACCAAACGGCACGGTGGTACCGCAATTTAACGTAGGAAAATACGCCTGTAGCAAGTCAGATATCGATACAGCCATCATCACCGCAGACCGCAAACCATGGCATAGCATTAACTTTCATGACGCAAAACAGGCTTGTATTGATGCTGGCTATTCACTGATCACTGAGCTGCAGTACCTGGCAATCGCACATCAAATTGTTAACCAAAATGAGAACTGGACAGGCGGTAAAGTTGGCGAAGGTGAAGTTTACCGCGGCATCCATAAAGGCAAACTAAACGAAGCCCAAGACGGCCACTATGTAAGTGATAAACCGACAGAACGCCGCTGGCACGTATTAGCTAATGGTGAGCGTGTTTATGACTTTAGCGGCAACATCTACAGTTGGGTGTTTGATGACGTGCAAGGCGATGAAAATGGCGTGATTGCCAAACCATTTGCAGAAGACTCACCCACAAAAACCACAGCACCATATAGCAACAGAGAGCATGGAATTGGCGACACATCTACTGGCCGTGATTGGTCTGGCTCTGCGCTCATCCGGGGCGGCTGCTGGCGCTCGGACGACCGTGCGGGCGTGTTCTATCTCCTCGGCGACTGGCCCGTCAGCGACCTCAACCGCGTCGGCTTCCGCTGCACCAAGAGTCTCTAGTCACTTGTCACTCATCCAGTCCGCTGTGTAACGGCGGGCTGGTTTAACTAAAGGATTGAATATGGCGCAATTTAATGGGATAGAAATAGTTAGCTCACCGCATTTGCCAGTACTTGTTCCGGTGCTTAAATTGAGCGACCGCATTAGCTTAACTGATAAATTCAGGGAAAATTTTGACAAATACTTACTAGATTTATTTGGAGAAAAACCTTTCATCATCTCTATGGGCAGAAAGCTTTATGCGCACCCAGTGGTGATTAATTGCATAAAACAAGAAATTGATAAAAAAACAATGGCGGTATTCCATGTCTGATTTAAAACCAATCAAAGGCATCGAAGTTACTTTCACTGCCACTGATCCACACGTAGAGATCAGCGAAAAACTGCAAGCCCAATATCCGCATCACCTGGTATTGGTACAGTCCGGAACATGGCTACATGCTTTCAACAAATCAGCTTACGCACTACACACGTTAAAGCAATACAAAATCAGGCTTGCTGGGCCAGCTAACAAACCTCATTTATTGGTTGGTTTTCCGGTTGCCAATTACAAACAGCGCTTATGGCCAATCATGGATGAGCACAATATTTCCTATGTTGTGGTCAATAAAAACGACATCGATGTATGCGAATCATCTGCTCCCAGCTATGCATTGGATGCAATCTCAGATGACATCGTGCACCAGGTAATTGCAGATCTAATCTCTAGCAAACAGCTAAAAACTGCAACCACAGCAAAAGCACTAGCCAACCCAGATACACAAGAGTTTATATTCAAAACCAAAGCCGGTGATTTAGATACATTGCTATTACAAGACATCATCAAACTACCGCGCGATATCCGTGCCACATGGGGCGAAAACGTGCGCCAAACCATGCATAGCATCATGCGCAGCATCTATTTATACGGCAATGAGGATAACAAGCCACAGCTACTAAAACTACTATCAGCAGATGTGGATTTAATCCGCCATTACATATGCCAGGCACAAGCACTAAACCTATTCAAAATCTCATTTGAGTATCGAGTAGGCTTAGTGGTCGAGCTTGGTCGCATCTTAGGCGGCTTACAACGCGCAAAAAGGACAACATCATGATCGATACAGGGTGCGCTCTGGAAAGTCTGGCAATGCGCTCATCCGAGGCGGCTACTGGAACTCGGACGACAATGCAGGCGTGTTCAATCTCAACAACGACTGGCCCGACAACGACAACAACAACGTCGGCTTCCGCTGACCCAACATTACAACACCTAGACGCTGGCCATGCCGCCACGGAAGGATCAATCTTGGTCGAGAGCATCCCGCAGAAACCTGCGAAAGCAAGGCAACAAGCCAAACCGAAAACCGCAGCAGCGCCTACGGGTGCTGTTGTGGAAAGCGGCAAGAAAGTAATTGGCAATGCAACCTTGTATAACATGGATTGTATTGAATACATGAGAAGCTTAGAAGATAAAGCTTTTGATTTGGCAATAGTAGACCCTCCATATGGCATAAATGCACCAAGCATGAGTATGGGACAGAACCTAAACCGCAATGATGGCTTTAATCGTGGTGAAAGCACGGCAGTTAAAGCACGCAAAGGCCGTTTGAACTCAGGGGGGGGTAAGTTGAAAAACAGACTTCTAAATACCTCTGATATTGGCTGGGATGATGCAGTTCCTACACAGGAATACTTCAATGAATTATTCCGTGTATCAAAGAACCAGATTATATGGGGCGGAAACTACTTTGATTTACCACCTACGCGCTGCGTAATTTGTTGGGATAAATGCCAGCCGTGGGAAAACTTCTCACAGTGGGAAATGGCGTGGACTTCATTCGATAAACCAGCCGCATTGTTTTCATATTCAAATACTGGCGGCGCTAATAAAGATAAGAAAATCCACCCTACACAAAAACCGGTAGAGCTTTACAAGTGGCTATTAAGTAAATTTGCTAAAGAAGGCGACAAGATACTAGATACGCATTTAGGCAGTGCATCCAGTGTTATTGCGACAAATGATATGGGCTTTGAAATCGTAGGAACAGAATTAAATGAAACATATTTTGATAATTTGATAGAGCGTGTTGCTTATGAGAATAAGCAAATCAGGATGTTTTAATGAGCGACTTCACCAACATTATCAGCCTAGATAACCTACACTCATGCTGGCTTAAAGCCAAACGAGGCAAAGGCAGCAGTCTACGCATGCAACGCTTTGAAGCGGATGCGCTCAGCTACCTGACAACTATTCAGCAACGCCTACGCGCACGCACCTATACCTTTGGAGAATATAAAACATTCACTGTGCGTGAAAAGAAATTTCGTGATGTTGTAGACGCACCAATGAAAGACCGCATCGTTCACTGGATGCTGTATCAGTATATGCTACCAATCTGGCAGCCTAGGTTTATACATGACACATTCGGCAACTTACCAGGGCGTGGCAGTAATGCAGCAATAGACCGTGTTGCTCAATTCGCCAGACGCGAAAACACATCATGGGTGCTGCAGCTGGACATCAGCAAGTATTTCTACTCAGTGCCACACGCACAACTTAAATTACGTGCATTGCGCCACATTGGCGACCACGATGTACGCCAGTTGCTTATAGATCTAATTGATTCATACCGCACCGGCAATAACTACGATCACCTGTTTGCAGAGGATAGCCTGTACCGCACCAATCAAAACAAAGGCATGCCAATCGGCAACCTAAGCAGCCAGCTATTCGCAAACATCTACCTGAATGACTTTGATCACTGGGTTAAAGAAACGCTAAGAGTTAAGTATTACGTGAGATATGTGGATGACATGGTGATACTTGGCCAAAGCAAAGAACAACTGCAACAGATCTGCAAACTGATCACAGAAAAGCTATCAAGTGAAGGCATTACCATTCACCCCAAAAAAATACGCATAGCGCCTACGGCCGCTGGCATTCCATTTTTAGGCTATGTGATATGGCCGCACCACGTTTCAGCCGGCGCATATCTGCGCACCAGGCACATCAGAACATTAAGGCAGCATGAGTCTGGCATTTACGATCGCAGCAAAGCGCTAAACTCTTATCGCGCAGCATTAGCACATACTGGGACTTATTAAATATATGTCACTATTTTTAACACAAGATGAAGTAACAGAGCTTACCGGAATTGGGCGTGGCCGTAATGGCTTAACACGCAACCAATTGCAGGTGGAGCAGCTTCGCTTGATGGGAATAGCTTTCCATGTAAACGCTGCAGGGCAAGCCAAAGTAGCGCGAGCAGTTATCGAAGGAAGCAAGTCAGTACCATCACCAAAGACCACCACTTGGCAGTCCCCGCTTCTCAATTTTTAGAAAGTAGAGTAAATTATGCCGCCTATGGGCAGAAAATCTACCGTTAATAGCAACCTACCGCCACGCATGCGTGCAAGAACGCAAAAAAGCGGAGTGACTTATTATTATTACGACACTGGCAAAAAACCCCGCGTAGAAATCCCACTAGGTTCAGATTACATACTTGCAGTAAAGAAATGGGCAGAGCTACATCAAGAGCCAACACCTGTTCCAGCCATGCCAACGATTGAAACTGTATGGAATAGATACGTTCAATATGAGCTAATCAAAAAGCCAGCATCCACGCAAAAAGACTACAATAAGTGCATCAAGCAAATACTTAAAGTATTTAACAACCCACCTGCCCCATTAGATTTAATTGAGCCGTTTCACATAAGAAAATACATCGACTATCGCGGGAAGTCAGCAGAGACTCGCGCCAATCGGGAGCGGTCGCTAATTAGTTTACTATGGAATTATGCCAGGGCAAATGGTTACACAAGCAAAGCCAATCCATGCACCGGAATCACAGGATTCACTGAGAAAAAGCGTGACGTTTACATTGCTGATGAGGTTTATGCTGCAGTTTATGCGTGCGCAGATCAACCGACTAAGGACGCTTTGGATTTGTCGTACTTAACAGCGCAGCGCCCTGCTGATGTCATTAAGATGTACCAAACAGACATTCAGGAAAACAAACTTATCATCACACAAAATAAAACTGGGGCAAAAATTAGCATCAACATAATTGGCGAGCTTGAGCTGGTGATTAAAAGAATTAAAGCTCGTAAAGAAACATTCAAAGTGCACAGCCTTGCACTTATTGTAGACGAACATGGTAAGCCGTTATCTCAACGCGCAATTTGGACTAGGTTTGATAAAGCACGCAAACAAGCTGCAGAAGACAATCCAAAATTAAAAGCACAAATTGAAGAGTATCAGATCAGAGATTTACGCGCTAAAGGCGGCACAGATAAAGCGGTTGATCAGGATGATATCCGCCAGGCACAGAAGCTTTTAGGCCACTCAAGCGTGGTAATGACAGAGCGCTACGTTCGTGAAATTCGCGGTCAAAATGTTGACCCAACTAAGTAA